GCGGAACGAGGCAGAAGCCTACAAGAAAACAATTGCAGAAACTGCAAAAGAAGAGGCCGATTCTTTGGCCAGATTCTTGAGTGATTTTGATGCAGCATTCCAAGAGCTCGACGCAAAAGCAGAAGCGCAAGGCGAAAAGATGGATGGCATCTATAAAGGCATTGGAGATTCTATTCAAGGCGGTGTTGTTGATGCGTTGACCGCTGCTGTTGATGGCACCAAGTCGCTCGCAGAAGTTGCGTCTGCAACGCTAAAAGACATCGGGAACATGTTTATAAAGCTTGGAATCAACCAATTATTTAACTCTTTAGGTTCAGGCGGTGGCATTCTGGGAAAGCTGTTTGGTTCCGCAAAAGGAAACATAATTGCTCAAAATAAAATCGTACCGTTTGCTAAAGGTGGAATTGTCGGCGAGCCGACAATCTTCCCGCTAGCGAATGGTACGGGGCTGATGGGTGAAGCTGGCCCAGAAGCGATCATGCCCCTTAAACGAGGCCCTAGCGGTCGTTTAGGCGTTGAGGTTGCTAGCACCCGCGAACAGCTGAACAATCAGCAAGCCGCTACCAGCACCCGCGAACAGCTGGACCGCCAACGAGCCGCTACCAGCACCCGCGAACAGCTGGACCGTCAGCAGAGCGCAGCCAGCACTCGCGAACAGCTGAACAATCAGCAAGCCGTTGCCATGCAACCACTGGACATTCGGTATGAATCAACGGTCATAAATAACGTTGAGTACGTTACGGCGGAACAGCACCGCCAGGGCATGGCGCAGGCCGCCGAGCGTGGCCGTGCGATGACGCTGACGACGCTGCAAAATAGCCCTAGAACCCGCAGCAAGGTTGGTATCTGATGAGCGCGTACGCATTTGTTAATTACGTTCGCTTCAAGACGCAGGCTGATGTTTATACTGGCACGCCATATCAAAATTTCAGCGTCAATCAGCAACGCACTTATAGCGGTGTGACGTACAGCTTTGCGCCGTTTGCTGTTTCATCTGGCGGAGGTGCTCGCGGCGGTGAACGCTCCAATGCTGCCTTGGTCGCTGGTGCAGATGCGATCTCTGTAAATTTGTTTGCAGAAGCAGTGCAGAGCCGTTACATACTGGAAATTAAAACAGTAAGCCTCGACCCGCTGACTTTCGCAGACGAGGCGTTGATTTCAACCGAAATATGGCGCATCGCTTCCTACGAATTGGCAGTGAAGGGAATGGACGCAACAGCGATCACCATGCGATTGACGTCACCGCTTGATGCAGTGAAGGCGCAGATACCTCGGCGTACATTGAGCACAGAACTGGTTGGCGCATTACCAACCAGCGGATCATTGGTTATCGGCTGATGTGGCACCGCTGGATTGGCCTTCCCCATGAGTTTCGGGCGGATCCCCATGACGGCAAAGGCGCAGACTGCTTGATCATGACCTGGCACGTTTTAGATGCTGCAGGCGTTCCACACCCTGCGCTGAATGCGGAGTGGTTAGACATGGCAGAACGCGGCGATTATGAATCGTTAGCGATGCTGTATCGAGGACTTACAATGTCGTTAAGCGCAGCGGAAGAATACGCCGTGACGATGTTTCGAGCTACGGACCATATTGGTATTGGCGTTGTCGTGGATGGAGGGCTTCTGCATGTCAACAGACGGAAAGGCGTGCGATGGATCCCGGTGGAACGGTGTAAAAAAATGGAATACCGGAGGTTCAAATAATGCTGCCATCTGATCGTTATATCGCTGAAATTCTTGGGCTCACAGAGGCGCAGTATCGGCACTTCCATATTGAGGCACGGAAACGCGCAGCGGAAGGACCGCGACCTGCTGTAACTGCAGAAGTCGCAACAGTTATTGCAATCGTCAACCTTGTAATCGGACTAGGTTCGATTGCGGTTTCGTTGCTGTTAAAGCCTTCCGCACCAAAAGCCCCAGGTGAACAAGGTCAACCAACGCAGCGCCAAGAGGAAGGCAGCACAGTCCTGCGAAACAGTCGGTTTGCGCCTAGATATGGGTTTGATTCGCAACAAGATATTGCAACCATAGGCAGCATTATTCCCATTATTTACGCTCGTAAAGAAACCATATCTGGCACAACTTACGGCGCAGTACGTATCAATATGCCAATGCTTTGGAACCAAGCTCTGAGCCTTGGCGGAGGCCAGATGATACGCGCTGTATTTTTACTCGGGGAAGGCACCATCAGCAGCGTTGACCCAAATGGCTTCGCGATTGGCAATAGCACGCTGCAAGGCTACATTTTTGACAGCAGCGCTGCCACTGAAAAAGCTTCACGGGTGACGCTCTATCTCAGCAAAGATGGAGGCCGAATCGCTGGGGCTGACAGAGTAGCAGGCTGTTCAAATGCCAATGATGACGGCAGCTCTAGTAGTTCAGATGTTTTTAGGGTGTACTGGAACGGAGCAGAGCGAACAGATTTTTGTTCATCCAACCGGCCAAGTGCGCAGACGGCTTTTGGCGTTTATGCACCGGTTGGCAATGATTTGATGTATAAAGTCAACCCGGTAATCAGTCCAGGCGTAAGAAGCCAAACAGGCCCAGGTGGTGGAGATGAAGTTACTGTTGATTGTCCAGTAGACGCGCCAAAGATGAACAAACGGGATAAATATCGAGCCAATTTTTCAACATTCAGTGGCGTCTATCAGGTTAATTCCACCCCAGGGACAAGCCCTGGAACCACGACTGCAGTTAGTGTCGGAGATACTGTTAGTTACAGGCTTCACAACGGAAGCGACTGGGGAACAGCTTTCAGCGCCTACGGCAGCTCTGATGATGACGCAGAGGCAAAAGATGTAGCTTCAGCGGTTGCTTCGCTGCAAAAGACGTGGGATGATCGATTAGTGGAAGGCGAGTTGTATAAGATCGGGTCGGCTTTATGTGTTTGCACAGACCGTACCTCAGCGGAGTTCGTATCGCAAGCCGACTTAAACGGCAGCGGGGGTCAAGCTGTTGTCGCCAGTTTTACTGTTGTCAAACCTGGGTCCATTAAGAATTTCTCCTCGTCGAGGCTCCAAGACGCAGGCGGTGATTCAGGCGTACGGGAGAAAGCTACGACAGGCGGCCACCTTTTGCGCTACGCGCAGGGATCGGTGTCAACGTCCAGAGCGTGCCGAGCCGTGGAAGTTGGCTTAAAGTCTACTCTTGGCATCAGAATAAACAATCTATGCAACTTTAGAGACACAAAAACTTATGAATACGCTGACACGCAATGGTGTCAAACTTTTGAAAACAATCCGCCGGAAGATATAGTTAACAACTTCTATCAAAGTGGAACTATTACAGTACCAGTGCAGCGATACTCGTTTTTCAAGATTAAATATAGAGAAGTTGGGAGTAACAGTTGGACGACGTTAAGCAACGCCTACGGGGTCAGAAGTGAAACGCAGCAGTCTGTTTTCAATTACATTCGCTTTGAATTTAGCTCCGTCAAAGTACGCGAATTTATGTTTGAGCCCCTTTCAGGGTTTGAAGTTCGCGGAGGCTACTACGGGAGCGCGTTGTATGTGCTTGACCCCAAAAAGGGTCCGGTTACCATTTCTGACGGCGGGATAAGTGTTGTCTTCAATGGTGAAGGTATTGCGCTTAATACAAGCAACTTTGGCATCACTTTTGGCAACGCCGATTCTGCCTTAAGTTCCAACTATGTTTACCATGAAGATACAAACGGTGATGACCCTACTGTCACAAGGAACTACAACGGGCTGCCCCTTGTAGACAACAATACCTACATCGACGACTATGGAAAATTAGCGGAAACTTTCGTCTATTCAGAGATCAGCAGTAGTGCGGATTCTGGTCCTGAACATAGTATTGTTTATGTCAATGAAATTGTGCCGAACAGTTCGGCGCCGCTATACGACAACCTTGCGCTGGCTGGCATCAACATTCGCTCATCAGCTGAGTTCCAGCAGTTCAGCCAGTTTTCCGCCTATGTCACAGGTGGTCGTGAATGCACCAGGCTTTTGGGTGGATCGGGCGCAACGCATCTTTTCCCAGACATTTTGTACGACCTGATGACGAACGACCGTTTTGGTGCGGGGTCATTTGTCAAGAGCTACATGATCGACAGCACTGAGTTTGCAGCTGCAGCGCAATGGTGTCAAGACCGCAAGTATTTTTACGATGGAGCTGTCTCCGAACCTGTGAACGTCAGGCAGTGGTCAGCTGATTTAGCCGCCACGCATTTACTGCAGTTTGGTGAATCAAACGGCAAGTATTTCCTTCGCCCTGCAATATCTTTTACCGCTGTCCCTATTGCTGCATTATTCACAGCAGGCAATATCGCTGAAAATTC